AAGTTTTACGTAATCGTTTATATCACCACCAGTTTCTTCCATAAAGTCAACTAACTTTTGAATATTTTCTGGTAGTGGTTTACCAGTAGCTTCTGCTTCAGCTATAGCTTCTTCAACTTTTTCTTCTGCTTCAGCAACTTCTTCTTCAGTTGAATCTTCAGTTATCTCTTCTAGTACTGTTTCTTCCTGTGCTTCAGCTTCCGGCTGTATTTCTTTTTGTTCTTCTGTGGGCTCGGCATTTTCAGGCTCTGCAACCACTCCGCTGTCGTTAGTGTTATCTTCTTTAGTTTCATTTTCTATTGGTTTACTTAAATCAACAACATAGTCGCCGTCTTCATTAATATTTGGTTTGTTAGTTTCTTCAACTTGTTCAGTTGTATCTTGTGTAGTTTCTTCAACTACATTTTCATTTTTTTCTTCCATAATATAATATAATAATAATTAATAAATTTATTTAGGATTAAAAGCTCCTAAATCAAAGCTACCACTTAGTATATCATTACCTGAAGACTCAAAGTTTTTAGGTGGTTTACCTGATTTTCTTTGATCTATCATTTCACTTTGTTGTGTAGCTTGTATTTTTGTTCTTTCGTCTTTACGATCTTCTTTTTCTTTTTCTCTTTGTTTTAAGTTATTTGTTTCAGCACCTTTAATAGCCATGTTATATTGAAACTCTAATTGCATTAGTTGTTTTTTAGCATCTATTTCTAATTGCATTTTTTGAGCATCAATCTGTGCTTTTGTTTGTTCTAATTGTATTTTAGACTGCATTAACGCTTGCTCTTTTTGTACTTCTATTTGAGCAGAGGCTTGCGCTGCTTTTGCGTTGGATTCACTTTGAGCTTTTATGTTTTCTAGCTGCATTTGTCTATCACGCTTTTGTTTTTTCTTTCTACGTATTTTTAAAACTTGATTAGCTAGTTTTAAATTTCTAATTTCACGTATATCAATAGCATCTTCAAGATCTATACTTTTTTGCTGTATAGCCATTTGAATATTATTTTCAAGTTTTGCTTTTTCTTCTTCATCTGGCTGTAACTCTATAAATATACCAAAGTCGTATAAGTGCAAGCTAGACATTTCTTCTAGTGTAGCTACATTATGACTACCTAACATTTCTATAAAAGCTTCTTTTGTTGGTGAATATTCTATAATATCAGATATTCTAAGTGATAATAGCTCTGCAACTTCAGCTGTTAAAAACAAACCACTCTGTAATATATGTCTTGTTGCAGTATTACTATTAGCTGCAGCCAGTTTTTGTACACCTACTAAAGCGTTTTTATCTGGCATGCTACCATCTCTAGCTTCGTTAAGCCCAGTAGTATCTCTAATCATTTGAAGATAATAGTTATAGTTAGCAATAAGAGCTTGCATTTTATTACCACCACTACCGCTAGTTATTTCTTTAATAGGTACTTTACCAGGATTTATATCACCATCTTGCGTAAACGATCTACCAATAACACTACCTGTTTGAAAGAACATATTTAAAGCTTCTTGTGGATTATAGTTTGTACCGTTACCTAAATCTATTTCAGCTAAACCATCAGCATCTAAATAAACACCATCAGGTATCATACGCGACATAACTTGTTGTAGTTTTAAATGAGTAAGCTGTATCATATCAGCAAATCCAGTTACACGTTTTACAACTGAATCAATACGACCGTTATACATGCGAGGTGCTACTATAGCGTAATTCATTTTTACTTTTGTAAAATTACTTTTTGGTCGCATCATATTTTTAGCCATTTCCCATTTAAGTAATTTTTCTGTACCTAGTATCACCGCTCCTTCATATAAAACTTCTATAGATCTTAGTAACTTGCTAAAACCACCTTCCATATTTTCTGGTGGATTAAATTGATCATCTTTTGGTATTATTTTTTCTGCACCAGTACCAGTTTCTTTTACTTTATAAACTTCATTCATGTAAGTTTTATAGTTAAAATATAAAACTTGTATTGTGTTGTTGTCTTTTTTATTGTAAGCGTAATTATTTCTACCTGATGTTTTATGGTAAGATTTGTTTTTAACTATATCTTCTAGCTCTTCTTGCTCTAAAAAAGGAAACTGCTTAGCTAGTTCGTTTACAGGTATATCTTTAACTTCACCAACATAATATATATCGTCAAAATATGGAGAATCAGTGTGAGAGTAAACTAAATTAGCTGGGTCAACGTATTTTACAGTTACACCTTCTGATGTATTAAAATCAGTTTTAACTGCACCAATACCTAATACAGCTAAATCATAATAAAATCTTTTTTGTATTAAATCGTAATTATTACCTTCGAATAAAGTTGTTATAGCTTGTTCTTCTGCTAGCTCTATAGCTTGCTTGTAATTAAGCTGCATATGTACTTGAAGCTCTTCTGTAGATTCTGGTAAAGCTATATCTGTTGATGTTTTTCTAGTATTAATACCAAATTTTTCAGCTGTTAATTTATCAAATTCTTTAAGCTTCATGTCTGACATTAAAGACTCCATATAATTAGTTCTTTTTTCAACGCCATTAGGCGATTGAGAATAAGCTTTTACATCATACATTCTTTGAGTCATACCATTTACTAGTATATCTACAAACTTAGGTATTATAGGTACTGGCGTCCAGTCTAAATTTAAATAAGACAAATCACCATTAATAGATAATTCATCTTTGTATTTTTGTATTGACTGCTCACCTCTAGCATAAAGCCTTAATAAGTGAAAATCATTATAATTGTTTTTATATCTATTACTATAATTTCCATTATTATCGTTAGAAAACCACTCTGATTCTATAGCTTTTGCTACTTTTAAACCATAATCATAACTTAACTTCTCAGCATCGCTTACTGTTTGATTAGGAAAATAACTACTAGAATATGCCATATTTATTTTATTATTTGTGAATTATTACCAGTGTTTTTATATCTAGCAATACTTATGTTTAATTTTTGTTTTTCTATTTTAGCGTTAGGCGCGTATAAGTGTTTGTTGTTTGCCATTATTGCTAAGCCACTACTTATAGTAGCATCAAACTTTGTTCTTTTGTTTATATCAAATTTAGCCCAATCATTTAATAGAGCATTGAAATATGTACTACCAAAACTACCATCTTGCTTCATACCTACGTGATCTTGTATATACATTTCAATAGCAGCTGCGTGAGCTTGCTTTATATCTTCACTAGAGTTTGGTATACCACCTATTTCTTTTTCAGCAACAGATAACTTATTCCATATTTTATCTGGTCTATTCATACTAAAACCTCTGTAACCTCTACGTCTCAAATAGTATAATAACCTAGGTTTATTGTTCTCTGCTAGTATTGGCATGCCATAAAATACTAATGCCATTAATACGTCTTCAAAAAATATTTCTGCCGTAGGTGGTCTTGACAAGTATTCTAAAAAGAAGCTGTTAGCTGGAGCGTCCTCCATACTGAACTTAGTAAGCCCGTGAAGCGCTCCTTTCGAACCTTCACCATCTACGGTCCCGGATATATCATATGAGTCACATCCAAACGCACCCATATGTTCATTACCAGGATATTTAATACCATTTTTAAGTACCACTCTATTTTGTAGTTGTTGCTTAGGCACCCAACTAACTTTAAATCTACCTTTTGGATCTGGATAATAAATAACTTGAGAATCTTTTATACCGTTAACCCATTGAAAATTACCTTGAGTTATACCCAAGCTATTACCTAACTCTTCATTGTAGTCTATCTGCTCGTATATTTTTACTAAGTTAAATATACTATTTTTTGTTTCATCTCTGAACGCATGCTCTTCAGTCCTTGGAAACTGACGATAAAATTCATTTAAAGCATCTTGATCGTCTTTTAAGCCATCAGCCTCGTTTTGCCAATTGTCTATTACACCTATATCTATTAGTTCACCGTCTGGGGCGAAGACATCTGTGTCAGGTGTAGTAAATACTGGAACTCCGTACTCATCAATAAATCCTTCGTAGTTCCATTCCATTGGGATAAACAAAGAGTATAAACCAGACTTTGTCTGGCCATTTCTATTTCTTTTAGTGACATCTGATGCGTTATATAGTTTTTTAAAATTACTTCCACCTTTATCTAATGAATTTGAAGTCGAGCCCATCATACATTTACCAACTATTCTACTACCTAATCGTAAACATGTTTTTGTAACTCTCCAGTTATTTAATATATTATCAGGTCTTTCCCACTTACCACTTTCATCATGTACTAGTAGGTTTAGCTTTTCACCATCATAACTATTATCACCTGTATTTTTCCAGTCAATAGTTGTATCTAAACCTTCTAATTGTTCAACTTGTTCGTTAGCCGTTATCTTTTTTCTTGTAAACTTACTAGCTGGTACTCTGTACGCAAGCTCTGATTTTGGCCTGTCCATACCGTCTTGTATTGGTTTAAAGAAAAACGGATAGTTAATACTAATAGGTACTACTTTATCTGTAAACATTTTCTTTGCATCAGAACCACTTTTAGATAAGATACCAAATCTACTATCACTTGCTAATGTTGCTAAATTAACCGTTTCAGCTGAAGACATGAAAGAAAAACCACTACGACGATTTTTAAGATAACACATACCATAACATCTTTTATCTGCTTTACAAGCTTCCCAGAATATAAAAAATAATCTATTAGCTTCTCTAAAGTCTGGTGCACCTACATCTATTTTACTCCACTGTAAATACATGTATTGAGCACCCGTTATGTATGTTGGCTTATTATTGTTCATAAACCAAAAGCCTTCGTCTCTACGTTTAAATTCTTCGTCTATATAATCAAACCATTTATCTTTTTGATCTTCTGGATATGACCTCCAGTCAAATATATTTTTAAGTCTTGATAGTTCTTTTGGCTGTTCTTGTTTTACCCACTTGTTTAGTTTGTGTATGTGCAGTTGCACTGGTCGTTTTGGCAACGCGATGCGCAAATTTTGTATTTCAAGTATTTCACCAATTTGCCCAGTTTTTGAGATAACGACGATATCATGTTCTTTATTATATCCATATTTCCATTTTTTAGATTTATTAAGTCTACTAATTGTAGTTTTTTTTACAGGCTCTATAACCTTAACTAAACTTTGCTCGTACATTACTTAGATCTACCTTCTGCGAATCCTTTAAAGACTTTTTCCTTTGTCTCTTCAAGTGCTTTGCCCTCAAGCAAGTTTTCTTCTTCTTGGATTCTGTTAAGTATTTCAAACGCGTCAAATATAGCTAGTTTTTTAGTAGCTGCAGCATTTTTTAGTCTGTCAGCAGAAACATCATCTTCTGTATTAGTAATAATCTTTTCTCTAGCTACATTAATGAGTTCTTCAACCGCTCTGTGCCCAGCTTGGATTATAAGTTTCTTCGTGTCCTTGATATTCATATTTAATTGTAATAAATTTAGATAAAACTCGATATAATTTTTGTCCGTCTATTACGAACTCATATTCGCTGTTAGGT